AACGAAGGGGCTCGAAAAAGAGCGAACCCTCTCTATACTCTAACGGTCCATCATGGCAATCAGAACCGCCAAAAAACATCTCACCGCACTCTATGCAGTACCACTTACCGTATAGCGTTCCCATATCTTGAAACCATCGTTGCCACTTAGCGTGAATAGCATGGCCTTCAGCAAATACCGATGCTGTACGTAGAGTCATAGAACGGTTGGCTACAGGAGCCTTACCCATCAAATGGTAATAAGAAGCTCTGTGGCACCACTCTTTTTTAACCATATCTGACGGATGCAGTACATCGGTACGACGGCTTAAATCTCGTGGCTTTGCAATTAGATGGCGCTCAAGTGAGCCTAATACACGTGTTTTCTTTCTAGACACGTCTACAAATGCTTTCAGTGCCCCTGTTACCTGTTGTGGCTTTTGTGCTTTCATGTCTAGACCTTATCATCAAATAGGTGCTCCTTTAAAGTCTTGCCTTCTTTTTTTAATTTACGCTTTAACGCGTTACGTTCTCGATGGCTAAGACCACCCCAGATACCATGCTGTTCATCCATCTGGTCTGAGTACAACAAGCACTGCTTGCGTACTGGGCATTCTGGCAGGCCGTCACGGCCAAAGCAGACACCCTTAGATATTGTTGCTACTTTTCTATATTTAGTTTTATCACGTGGTGGAAACCAAAGTTCGGTGTCCATGCCGCGGCATTTGGCGTTATGTCGCCAACCCTCTACGTGACCTGCGTCGTCGTACAATTATGCTCCTGAAGGTTCTGGCGCATTTCCAGAAAATCATCTTCAGTTAGCAATATGTAATTGTTATTGTTAAGACTGAAACCGAGGACGGGTGTCCGACTATCAACGATGGCTTCGTTAACAATCTTTTCTAGTACTGCTGCCTTGACAGTTACCTGAGTTTTGCCAGTCCACTTGTGTTCTATTAACAAGTCCTTAGACCTAACATCACCCTTACGACTCCAAAACGCGCCACTGGCAGCATTACGCTTACCACCAACAAGCTTTGCTAGTCGAGCCTCGTGCTTCTGAGATTCCTTTTGGCCTTTACTCCTCATCAGCTACGAACTTTGAACCTGCCCGTAGGGCATCTAGTACGTCGCGCTCAAGGGTTTCCTTAAGGTCAATCTCTTCCCGTATGGCTCCAAGCATACCATCTTGGCCCATCCACTTTCTATCGCCATAGTTGTAGTAGGCGCCTGTGCGCTTAATGACCTTATTAAGGATACCCATGGCCATAATCTCTTTAGCAAAATCCACCTCGCCAGCAGGGATAAGACCGCCATCAGCAAAGTAGAAGTCAAAGGTAGCCACCTGAGAGGGGGCTGCTGACTTGTTCTTTAATACTCGAACCTTAATTGACTGGCCTACACGACGCTTTTCTTGCCCAGCTCCTACCTCAATCCACTCATCACGACGCACTTCACAACGGGTAAAGAAGGCATAGTCCTTGCCTAATCCACCTGGGGTGGTACGTGGGTCTCCGTACATGACGCCAATCTTTGAACGCCACTGGTTAATAATGATGCCAATAAATGGGCGCTCTACCTCTACTAGGGAGCGCTTAGACGCCTTGCCAACCTTGCGGAAGAACTTGTTAGTAAGGAGGGCACCGCGACCTACAGTAGATTCCTCCATCTCCTTATCGTCCTCTGCTGTAGGGACCAAGGCAGGTAGCGAATCAACAACAATACAATCCACCGCTCTACTTTCTGTAAGTTTGACAACGGCTTCATACGCTTCCTCCATGATGTTAGTTGAAACTACATACACACGTGAGGTATCAACGCCACACATCTTGGCGTAACTATCTACCCATTGTTCAGCGGCTACCCACACAGTTGTAAACTCTGGGTCACGCTTTTGATTAGCTGCTACAGTCTTAAGTGCAATAGCGGTCTTTCCATTACTGGCTTCACCAATAAGTTCATGCCACTGGTTTGCAGGCCAGCCACCACCTAGTGCAACGTCTAACGCCAATGAACCCGATGTAAATCGAGCAGGCTGTTCAATAATTTCTGAACCTAATACAATGGTTCCTTCGCCATACTTTTTGTTAATTCCTGTAATTGTTTTAATTAACTCTGCATTTTTCATTATTCAATCTTTCCTATAATAGTTGTTGGATTCCATCCGCCATTTGCCACTTGTCTTGCTGGCTGTGGTGCGCCTGCCGTTTGTTGTCCTGAGACAATGCCACGACCCATACCACTGCCTGATTGTACTATTGGGTACCCACAGTCATAACATCTCTTACGAGACTCAGGTGTTGCGCCACCATAGTTGTTACTACCACAACCTGGGCAACGCTCTGCTTGTGGTGTTCTTTGTTGACTAGGTGGATATTGGGGTTGCTGTGGCTGTACATAGGTTGCTGGCTGGGGAGCAACATACGGAGGCTGTGCTGGCTGCTGTGGAGCAGACTGTCCAGCAAGTTTATTTGCCCACCATGATTGATTACTCATCGTCATCCTCTTTCGTATCGGTTAATTCTATCTCACCGTGACTGATAAGGCCTATCTCCATAGCAGCAGAAAAAGCACTCATCAAACTGGTCATAGCAATAACCTTGTACATGGTGCCCATAGTGGTGGTTTCACGTTTAATCTCTTCTATGTTCTCTGGTTCTTTTTCACTTATCTCTGCCACCTGTATACCAGTTATGGCGTTAGCAACAATGTCAGCCATTAACTCCATAAAGGGAACTAGGTAAGAAATCTCTTCCATGCGAATATCGCTGTCTTCTTCTTGTTTCTCCTGACCTTCTTCACTATCAGGATTTATACCAAGAATACTAGCCATCTCATTAGGGTCGCTTAGACCCGTGTCATAAATAAACCACCTGGCTATATCTGTTACAGGTATGTCTTTTCTTATGATTTCAAAATCTAAATCTATCTTTTTCTTTTTACGATTAAACCAATTCACTTTGCCTCACCCCATCGCTGCACAACCGTGACGTCGGCAATAAGAGGGACATCTAACACGTTGATACCTTCCATAGATTCTCTGATTGCCTCTCTAGTCTCTTCGACCAAACTATCTGGGGTTATAGTTACTAATTCATCGTGGACGGTAAGAAGGAGGCTGGCCTCGTTAGGTACCATCTTATGAGCCCTAATCATAGCAAGCTTCATGATGTCTGCGGCAGACCCCTGGATACGGGTATTGAACGCCTGACGCTCAGCGCCCGCACGCTCACCTATATTCCTGCTGTTTATCTCTGGTAGGTAACGTTTACGACCAAATATGGTGGATACGTAACCAACCTTACGGGTAACCCCTACAACCTTGGCTCTGTAGGCACTTACGTTCTGGAACTTATCGCCAAAGTCTTGTAGTAGTTTCTTTGCCTCATTTACAGTGCAGCCAATAGAACGAGCAATCTTATCTGGTCCTACACCATAGGCCATGGAAAGAACAAGAACCTTACCTGCCTGACGGTTAACGCCCATAACATCTCCTACAGTTGTATAGATGTCGCCACCCTCTTTGTAGTTCTTCATCATGATGGGGTCCATAGACATGGACGCAATGATGCGGGGCTCAATCTGTGAGTAGTCTGCTACAACTAGTTTGTAACCTTCTGGGGCATAGAACAGGTTTCTAATAGCTTTGCCATGGGCTGTGGCTGGGTTGGGAACATTCTGCAAGTTGGGGTTACGACTAGAGAAACGACCAGTCTCTGCACCGTGCTGAATGAAGTCAGCATGAATACGGCCATCAACAAGTAGGCTTTCCCTATACTCTGTTTTAGATTTACCGCCCGTAGTCTTAGTAACCTCGCCACCAAGATACGGAATAACGTAGGTACTCAACAACTTATTTAAATCTGCATACTCTAATAAAGCCTTAACTAGGGGGTCGGACTCTCTGTAAGGTTCTAACGCCTCTGCGGAAACAGAGAAGTCATCAGTTGTTAAAGCAAGTCCTTCTGCTTCTTTTTTATTGCCTTTACCAGTTAGAAGTTTTGGCTTTAGACCACGTCCTTCTGGAACTGGTAGGTATAGCAACTGTTGCTTTTCTCTATTGGAATTAATATTAAACACAGTACCTGCAGCACTATAAATCTCACCGCGAGCGCGTTCAATGTCTTCTTCTAGTTGAACATGCAGGCTAGACAAAGCATCTTGGTCAATAGGTGCTCCAGCAAGTTTCATAGAGCATAAAACTCGTAATACGTCCATCTCCAAATCCATGATGTTGGAAACCCCAGCATCTTCAAGCTTTTGCTTTACTACCTTCCAGAGCATAAAGGTGTACTTAGCATCTAAATAGGCGTATTTAGCAACCACGCTGAAGGGGTGAATCTCCACCTGAGCGCCTACGCCCTTCTCCATCTCATACCCAAGTTCGCGCTTCAAGCAATCATCAAGACCGCATTTGTTTTTATTACGGTTGTCATAAACAAAAGAGCCAACCATGGTGTCAAAGTAAGGGCCGTTAGGAATCTCGCCACCAAAATATTTAGCAATAGAACATAGGTCAAATACTAAGTTGTGACCTATCTTTGTAGCGTCATTGAAGAACAGGGGACGTAGAGCAGCAAACACCTCTGCTGGGTATAGCTGAGCAGGTGGCTCTGTAAAAACATGTGTGTGAAGCTTTTTATTTTTAGAATAATCATCATCAGTTATAGTTAGGCCTTTTTCAGCACGCTTTGCGCCCTGACCAGTAAGCGGCTTTATAACTTCAGCCAGTTCTCCATTTGGATGGCCTAAAGGGATTACATCTCCTCTACCGTATGTAGACAAGCTAATCCACATAATTTCATTTACAACAGGAACGCCTCGACGTTCGCCAACGGTTTCAGTATCAAAGGCAAAAGCATCTTGTTTTAGATAGTACGCAACCATTTCATCTAGTTGCTCACGCGTAGTTATTATGTTCATATCATCCTAAAAAAAGTATAGGCTGGGGACAGAGCACGTTCTACCCCCAGCCTAACACTATTGATTAAAGAAGGGAATTAGCGATTTCTTCTAGCTCTTCCCATGTGTGTTCCTTAATAACGGAACGTGTGTAAGGCTCAATCTTTGCCACTTCTGCTTCTGTCTTATCAGGGTCAATACCCCAATCCTCCATAAGGTCACGTGACTTGATTGCTTGTAGGTGATAAACAGTCTGCTGCATCTTTCCAGTACGGCTGATTGCCCAATAGTTCTTGGTCAATGGACCCTGTGGTGAGAACTCTGCTGAGTGCAAGGTCTTATAAAGACGTGGGCTTGCAATTAGCATTTGGCGCTGAACACCAGATGGAGTAATAACTGCGATGGTAAAGGCACGCTTATCTTCAGGCTTGCTTCCAAGCTTGGTGCACAATGGGTCGTTAGGTCCGAGTGAGACGTAAGACTTTTTGCCAACAGTCTTCTGTTGTAGGAAGTGCTGCTTGTAGATAGCGAAAGGACCATTTTGGTCGATGAATTTAACTACAGTGAACTCTCCGTCGTTAAATTTAAACTCAGTTGGGTAGTCACCTGATGCGGTTGTCAGCTGTTCTGCTGCTGCCCAACCTGATTGAACTGCATTGCTTGATGGTACTGCTGGACGGTCATCAACACTTGTGGTTGCAAACGCGTCGGTTGTAGTCATGTACTCTTCGGTACGGTCGACTGCCATAGATTTTTCTCCTAGTTTCTGTTGTTTCATCTATTAAGCTCGGCACTCTTTATAGAGTCCCAAGCCTCAGCTATTGCGTTAGTCAATTGCTGGTTAGGCCATTGTATCCTAGTTTTATCTAGAAGTCCAGCCTTTCCAAACAACTCTACCGCCTTTTCAATCTGAGCCCGCGAGTATAACCTGCGGCCTCTTTGTGTTTCGCCGTTCTTTGTTTCTTTATCAGCCAAACGATATGGCGCCTGTGGGATATAGCCTTCTTTAATCCAGTAACGGATTGTTACAAGGGGTCTACCCAAAGCCTGCGCTAATGCGCCTACCTGATAAAACTCGTGTAGTTCTCCTGATGGTAGTTTCCTGAATACAGCAGTAGTAGTCCAGTCAGAACCATCTTTATTTATTCTTTTATTTTTTTCTTTTGTCTCACGACGTTTCTTTTTGCTGCCTGGATAGTATGTATCCAAGTCAGAAAACATCGCATCAATTTCATCTGACATATTACTTCCCAACGATAAACGCGTAACTCACCTTTGCTGGGAACATGGTATCAATATCTTCTTCAGATAGATGACCGTTATAAAAAGCAGCCATAATCGCTGCCTCATCTAATGTTGGAACCATTTTAATGCAGGTCTCACGGATACCTTTTTTGGTAAGAATGATTTCTGCTGCACTGATATCAAGACTCTTTGACACACGCTTTTGTTTCATGATTTGTTCGTTCTCATCTACAGATAGAACGATGTGTCCTTTTTCATCCTCTGTACCAAACTGTTCAATGTTATCTGTCAGACGCTTTTTAATATCTGACTGACGTTTGGTTAGAAGGTCGACGTTATCTTTCAACGCCTTGAATTGGCGGATGTCTTCTTTGATTGCTTCAATGTCCATAAGTTTCCTAACGTTTAGCTTGTTAGGCAGAACTTAATGGATGACTATGACAGTGTCAAGTTACTTACTGACGATGCGTGCTGCTTCTTTTGCGGTGTAGCTGCGATAGCCAGTCTTCTTCTTGTTCATGCTGCCTGGCTTCTTAAACCCAGTGCCCTTAGGCATGTTGTCCTGTCGCCACTTTAGGGCGGCGGCTATCTTATCTTGGTGTTTCCCCATTTTATTTATCTTCTTTAATATAGTTTTGAAGAGCGCGGATAATAACGCTGGTAACCGTAACCTTCTCAGCTGCAGCTTTTCGTTGCACAGCCGTCCAAAGGTTATCGGACACACGAATAGTACGTGTGGGGGTCTTAGGCGAGTTAGGCATTCTTATAGTGTAAGGGCACCCAACGATAAATGTTGGGTGTACTGGCTCCCCCCCATGGATTCGAACCACAACTGGCGCATCCAGAGTGCGCTGTCCTACCGTTAGACGAGAGGGGAATGGAGCGGTTGACGGGGCTCAAACCCGCGACCTGTACCTTGGCAAGGTACCGCTCTATCAACTGAGCTACAACCGCAAGCGGCTAGTAAGTCTACGAGCAGACTAACCTACCAGCCATGATACATGAGGATTTACACAAGCTCGTTGTCCTCCAGCTGTCCTCGTCAGGAGTCGGTCTTACCGCAACGCAGCCTTAGTACCAAAAATGTCAGGTCGGTTTAAACCACGCCGTAAGGATTAACCGAGTCCCCTGACGAGACCGTCTAAGCGGCTCTAGAAACCCTTAGATACTTGCGTAAACTTCCAACCAATGAGAAGCCATACAAAGTGTTACTCTGCTGCCCCACCTGGACTCGAACCAGGGACACTCGCATTAACAGTGCGATGCTCTGCCAACTGAGCTATAGGGCACTAAACGTTGCCGTTAGTCAGGTAGGACCTGAGGCTATCGACCGTCATGGAAAGTTTATCACCGTCTTCTATGCCATTGCCATCTATGATGGCGTTAGCCACAGAGGACTTCTGTTGAAGCATATCGTGCTGGCGTTCTTCAATAGAGCCAGCCATAATTAAATCTTGAATTACGATTGAGGGCCAAGTTGATGATGCTCTTTGTATGCGGCCATTCCTTTGCGTTGCACTGCCCGAAGACCAAGGGAGGTCGTAATTGATAAGGAGATTAGCAGCAGGAAGGTCCACACCGTAGCCCCCAGCGTCAGAACTAACCAGTACGCGTACAGCGGGATTAGTATTGAAGTCAGTTTTGTTAGATTCTTTAGTACGAGCATCCATCCTCCCAGAGTATTGGCGACAGATATCTGCCCCAAGTGCATCGGTAATCTTGTCTAGCATGTCAACGTAGGTAGCAAATATAACAACCTTATTCTCTTCGCTTTGTTCTAGAAACTCTTGAACATACCTAACTAGGTAATCTAATTTAGGTGAATCCTTGCAGCTATCTAAAACCCCATTATCGACAAGCTCAGCTATATATGCGGAACCCTCTCCGCCCATTTGTTTAAATTTAGTAGCGCTGCTGCGTAACAAGTCTGGATGAGAGCAGAGCATCTTAAGTGCTCCAATCTTAGACATAATCTTTCCACGCATCTCATCCTCTGGGCCACCACGTCGAGATTCCATGCCGTAGTGAGCCATGATGTTAAAGTTAGAACCAAATAAATCCTGTGCCTCATCTAAGTCTGCAAGCAAGTCTTGAGCTATCTTGGTATAAACCTTTGATGATGCTCTATCAAATATGACAGTAATTGGGTCTTTGTGAATTGTGTCAGGCAAGAAAGGTGCAACATCTGGGTCTTTTTGTGCCTTACGCACAGAAGCTTCCTTCATCTTATTGTGAAGGGTAGACAAGTTGCGGTAATACTGGGGTGCGCCCCAAGAGTTTCTTACAATGAAAGCCGCGTCAAAGATATCAAACCTACCAAGTACGCTGGCGTCAACGAATTGCATAATGCTATACAACTCTTCTGGACGACCATTCTCAATAGGGGTACCCGTGAGTGCAAACCTATATGGTGTGTTGATAAGTTTTTTGACGGCTTTGGAACGCTTTGATTTAAATGACTTGATGGCTGTGGCCTCGTCAAGGACGACAAATCCTCTTGGTAAGTCTTTGACGGTATCCCAGTCGTTAACAACTTGCTCATAATTAAGGATGATGTAATCAACCCCTGTATTACGCCAGTCTTTCGCAAGGTCGTACTGCTCTGCTCTTTTCTTTGGCGTTCCGTCAACGACCAAAGCACGTGAAGTACCATCTGTAAATTTCTCTATCTGATTAGCCCACTGATATTTCAATGAGGATAGACAAATTATAAGACCTGGTTCTTTTACTTTCCGCTCATCCATCAAACGTTCTATAGCCGCAATGGTAAGGACGGTCTTACCTAGTCCGAGGTCATACGCCACTAGAACCTTGCCACGTTCGCACATCTTGTCGACCGCTTCAGGTTGATAGGGGAGTAGAGTTCCTTTAAACATATGCCTGCATTCTAGTAACAATCAATAGCTCTAAGTCTTTAAGGCTGCTAGCGTTGACGATGATATGGTCAAAAGGGTAGTCGTCCATCTGAGTCTCTGATACATGGCCGTTAACAGCAGTTACCCCTGGGCGTTCAACTCTCCACACCTGACCACCAGGCAACTCCCAGATAGCTGTGGCTTCATTTTTAAACCTAACATCAGTGATAACCCACTTGCCGTATACATCTGTTTTATTTATTGCTTGTTTAATCCAGAAGTCTTCTCCAAAAACCTTACGGGCAGATACCCCAACAGCTTGTAGGGTGTGGCGAACCTGTGGGTTTTTCTTTGCAGCCTCCCACCCATCACGGTCTACCACATTGCGTAAAAAGATAGGTTCGTTTGCAACATGGCCAACAATAGGATTGAAGTCATAGCAGAACTCCCTAATGGGGTCAGCAAAGGCTACGCGTTGAAAGCCAAATCTACGTACAAGAATCTCTGCAACAGTGTCTTTGCCAGACTGTGCGTATCCCGATAATCCGATAATCATTCATGCTCCTCTGGACAACACTCTTTACATGCTCTAATTAATGTAGCAGAACCTCGTAGGGCTTCCCAATGGTCTGCAGTTGGTTTGTCGCAAAAAGAACAATACTTAGCTCTTTCTTTATTCTCTGCAGAAACCTTCTCTAGGTAATCGCGGAGAGGACCAGCTGCCATCCACCTTGTTGTGCCGCTCATGGTTGGTACCCTATTAGATGTTTAGCAAATTGCAAACCCCATTCTATTTCTTTTCTTGACATACCACCAACATCCTTTTGGTCGGTACTGTCGTAGTTAAAGAACCAACAAGGTAGCCCAATATCTAAAGCCATATCTTTAATAGCGTTAGTACAAGACTTGCCAGCGTCATCATTATCTAAAGCAAATATAGGTCGCGTAGCTCCGCGAATAAGACTCCATTGCGTTCCTGATATAGCGCAGCCATAGGTAGCAACCGCCCCCTCTACACCAACGGAGGCTAGCCTTACTACATCTAGTGGTGACTCAACAACAATCATGTCACCGCCCCTGTAGTGCTCATAACCAAAAAGGGCTTCGCTCTTCTTTACACCTGTTGAATTTCTAAAGAACCTGGTCTTGTGACCTTTTTCTTGCCAGCCAAGAAGCTTTCCTGACATAGGGTCACGTATTGGGATAATCCAATTACCCTGTAAAGCGTTCCACTTTATGCCGTACTTATCAACTAAGTTTGGAAGCAGTCCTCGGCTTTTACATACATCTTCAGGTACAGATTTAAACGCCAAAAGCATGGACTCATGGATAGGAACCATTTCTTCTTGCTCTGGCTTATCGCCTCTTACTAACTGTTTGATTCTTGCAGTTAAACGAGAAACTGTTCTATCAATATCATCAATCTCTATATCACCAGCACCAAGGTAGTTAACTAAAGTTTTTAAACCACCCTTCCAATCACAAGAGAAGCAGATAAATAAACCGCTATCTCCGTTAATCCAAAAAGAAGGGTTGTTATCTTCTTTACCAGTTCGCTCTTTGTGAGCGGGGCAGTGCAGTTGAATTTCATTGCCGCGAATAGATACTACCTTTAATCCTAAGGTTTCTAGTGTGTCTTCTACATTAGAGGTCATTGATGTCTATCTCCCTAAACGTACCTGTATCCCACGCCCAGATAAGCGATATCTCCATGCGACCAGAGTTACGGCTTTCAAGAACCTTTAGTACACGGGTGTCGTCTACGTTCTCGTCTTCTCTTTGTAAACCAAATACCACGTCAGCATCTTGTACGAAAGAAGATGAGTAACCAATAGAGTCTGCAGTAACCTGACCCTTACGCATCTTCCAGTTAAGAACCTGGGTAGTAATAATTACTGGAACCTTAAACTTTTGTGCCATGCGCTTAAGCGAACGGGTGATGTTAGTGATGGCCTGTGGAGTGTTGGCTTCTCCAGTCTGCTCATCAATCATCAAGTAAACACCATCGATAAACACAATCTCTGGGTGAAGAACCTGTATCTTGCTAGCAATACCTGAAACCGTGGAGCCATTAGCAGAGTCAACCAACCAGAAAGGCTTACGCATTTGCTCCATAGAATTTAACTTTGCCTGATAACGAGACTCTTCTTCAGCATCCAAAACACCGTTAATTAATCTGGTATGAGATATACGTGCACGCATAGCATCGTAACGAGTTTGCTGTTCGTGGTTACTCATCTCAAAAGATTGGAACATAACTGATTTATCTTGTAGGTGAACGTTCTGTGCAAACTGCAAAGCAAGAGTTGATTTACCAGTCTTGGGAGGCGCTACGACAACAATTAACTGACCAGGCTGTAGTCCTCCAGTAACCTTATCTACACTAGGAAACCCTGTTCCAGTGCCAAGAAGTCCTGGATTGTTCTTACGCCATAGATACTCTTCCCAACGTTTCTTTGGGTCTTCTATGAGGTTCATATCGCTGGTTTTGCTTAGCCCGTCTTCCTCTAGGCTAATAATTCCAGCTTGGAAAATACGTAATGCTTCTTCGTGGTCACGGCTTTTATCTAGTGCAATAGCCGCTGCCTCTATCATCTTTATTACAGAGGCTGCTCTACGTGAGGCTACGACGTTATCTACTAGATAATCGATATTGTCCTGTGATTCATACTGCTTCCATGTAGGGAAGTTTTGATTGATTACCTCAAGGCTGGGGCACTCTGCGTACTTTGCAAAGTGTTCACGAACAAATACCCAAACACGTCGGACTTCGCTATCGACAAACCAACTATCTTTAATACCGCGTTCGTATAAGTATGGAAGGTCGCGGCTCTCTAATATCTTGCTTAGTAATTTATATTCGTTGTTCATTGTAAGTCAGCGAATGTCCTTCCCCAGTGTCCGTAACGTAGGAGGCGCGAGTCTACATCAACTACGCCAACTACTTCTGGTCTATAGGGAAGTTCGCTGAGCAAGTGTTTGTCCGATTCATACGCCGTGTAGTATCTAAATGGGTTAGTGCCCATATTGTCAAGCATGTCCATAACCTCTTGTAAATCCTCATCCCGTAGGTCAAAGGAAACAAGTTCTAGGGTAAAGCCAGCTCTGGTTGTAAAAACGTAAAGGTACGACAAAGCGTCGCGTCTAAACTTCTTTTCTATCTTTACAGTCGGGATGATTAATAGTTTCTTTTTTATATTAATCTCCACGTCCATAATAATGTCGGGGGTAACTAGTATCCTTTTGGGGAGTTCGTTACTGATATCCCCATGCTTCATTAGAAGACTTCAATCTTACCGAACCTAATTACAAAATCTCGGAAGGCTTCTTTTGATGACCTAGCGGTTGCAATATCGTCAGCCTGAGCACGGCTAGAGAACTCTAGCGGGTAGGTGTCGCCGCCGTTTGCTTTAATGCGAGCGCTGACAAACTTAACATGCTTACAGGTGCTACGTCCTCTGTAGCCAGGGCAGGTGCAATACAACTTGTTGTTGTCGTCTACAGACACCTCGTAGATGCCAGGACCAGGCGACTGTGTTTGGCTGAGGAACACCTGAACCAACTTTGTATCCATTATTGCACTCATTCTCGTAGGTCTCCTTTACTCGTAACCATCGGTAGATATGTAAACGCTTCCTTAGCAAAGCTTTCGGTTGCATCGCCGTAAAGACTATTCCAATCTTCAAGCATCACGTTGGTGGTCACGATGGTTGGCAGGCCCTGGTTGTATCGCGTACGCAATACATGGTGGAGAACGTTTTTCTGCCATCCACTTAGGCTGGCGTGCTCCTTACCTACATCATCAATTACTAGAACCCTGATGTTATAGGGGTCGTGCGCTTCGCCTAGAATCCCATAGTAGAGCACCTCCTCCCAGTCTGTCGGGCTATCCATCATGCGACCTTGCAGTGCTAGGACGTCATTAAATGTTATGAAATAACAAGGCCTGATTAATACGGACTCTTCCGATACATCAAAGGCCTGTAGGGGTGAATTAAGCATGATAGTCTGGATAGTTGCTGCTGCAACTGTCGACTTTCCGCGACCAGGTAGCCCAGCCAACAAAAGACCTCGGCCACAATACCTGTTACCAGAGGCGCGAACTACTGAGCCTTCGTTAAAAATACTAAGCCAACCACTAATTTCAACGATGTCTTCAGGGTCTGAGTCATTGCAATCTTCAAGAGTCCAGCCAAGTTTAGATTTAGGTATGCCTGCAGCCTGTATCCATGTGCGACGTCGTACTTTTTGTTTTTCTAATACGTACATTACTTCCCACCGCTCCTTAAATATTCTTCACGTTCCGCACGTGCTTTGGCTCTTGCTGCGGATACTACATCTAAGTCCTCAGGTTTCATAGCACGTCGTACTTCATCAATCTTAGTAGGCGCATAATTTAAGAAGGTCCAGAACAACTGTTCAGGGTTATATAACTTACGGTGTTCAAACTTGTAACTAGCAATAAACATGTCCAACAGACGCTTATCTAGCTCGCCGTTAGTGTCGTTGTCTACACGGAACTGATACATAGCTTTTACCAACCTAGGGCGTTGAGTCAGAGCAACCTGCTCTACCTGCCATAGGGTCTTGCACTGTTCCGCAAAATAATTAATGATGTCGGTAGGAGTCCAACGGTCTACAGTCTTCTTAGCCCTGGCAATCTGGCGCTTCTTAAAATGCTCCTGCGACTGCTCCTGGCGTTCGCGCTTCTTGCGCTCAGCCTCCTTCTTTAGTTCCTGCTCTAGGTCATCTGGGTCTATTGGCATTGAGCCTAAACTCATGGCTTCTCCTTCTGTTGTTTCTTCTTTCCGTGCGTGAAAATTCATTTTCACGCCTTGGTTAACTGAATTAGCATATAAACCATACTGCTCTGTGCTATATGGAATATCTGCTATATAGGTATCAGCTATATTGCTATTCTGTGATATGGAGATGTAGGTTTCACCGTTCGGGAAAACCTGCAACGGTGACCCAGTACTCCAGTCAAAAGCATAGGCCTTACCCTGGGTGGTCAGCTCTAGGGTATGCCAAAAGGTTCCCTTGGCGGTCTTACCGCTAGAACGGGCTACAAGGCCAATAGAGACCAGTTCAGTGATGGCTGACTCAGTCTCATACCTACCCCAGCCATTGGCCTCCATAAGGCCCTGTACGCCCCTTGGAGCCCCATATCTGGCTATGGTCAGGAATACACCTAGGGTCTTAGGGCTTAGGCTCATTCTGGGCTTTCCACTCGGCTATGAAGGCGCGAGCAAAGACACGGGCTATTGCTTCGACTCCCGCGTAGATATCTTCAAAATCTTCGGCTTCTTCTTCGTCGTCTTCGTACTCTTCTTCGTCGTCTTCTTCCTCACCGACTTCTTCTTCCTCCTCATCGTCGTCTTCCTCGCTTTCTGAGACCATCTCTGCCTCTGGAAACTTAATCTGTTCGGGTTCTGCAATTGATGCTGATGGGGTGATTTCTGATAGTCCGTTGAGTAGGTCGTAGCATTTGATGCCCGCTGTTGTACAAGCCGCTAGGGTAGCCAGTGATGAGTCGTCACCGTCATCCCACAATAAGAAAGCTGTTGTATCGGAGCCTGCCACTATCTCTACAGATTTTTTAATTGGGTCTGCATCGTAGACAATAGATGCCGCTGGCATGTTCGCAACATCTGCGTCTTCCTTAGCAATTAAAACAATCTCTTTGTTTTTATCCCTAGCAAACTGTGCAACAAAAACCTGTGACGGTGTTGCTTGTTTATCAATAGGAATAATAAGAGTTCCACCATCGCCTTTAGCGTAGTAGTGGTCTTCCATTAATGCTTCTACGTTTTGCCTACTGGTAGAGCCTTTGCCTGCTACCAAAACATAGTACTTGTTCATAGGACCTCCTTAGGTCCCTAGTACCCTACCACTAATCTCGGGCAGTGTTAATAACGGCTGGCTTGTATACGGATACCCGTTCCACTATGGCAAGTAAAGATGCTCCTAGGAACGCCCCAGCTACTGTCCATAGGACATACTGTCGGGTAGTTGAAACTTCAACTAAATATACGGCTACAGCCGAGAATATAATTGAAAGTACAGCATTAATTACGGAAATAGGTATAAAGATACTTAGTACTTCTACCAGGTTACGAACTGTAGCCAGGAAGAACCCTGTAAAGCACCCCACTAATATAAGCTCCAGCATGGGAGCATCCTACTACGTTTTTGGCTGTGCGAGGTATATAGCGTAGCTAGAGCCTGAGGTTAGCCATTCGTCCAACGCCCCTTTAGCAAGGCGGTCTGATATGGCTATATAGTTTTTATAGTAATGGCTTCGAGAGTTATTAGGTACCTGGCCTTCCCAGAACAACTCGGCGTTAGAACCAAAGCCTTGGTTGCCATCAAAGTACTGTAGGGCAAAAGGGCTGTTCTCAAATAACGCGTCGTCCACAACAATCTGGTCATTAGCCGCTCCGTTAGTCCAGATAAAGGATACGTTTGCATAAGCCGCATTTTCAGGAGCAATTGCAGAGGACGAAATTCTTTGCCATGACGTATTGCTATTTATAGTTACTAAAGGTTCAAGCGTGCTAGAGATAGCGGTCTTGGTGCTGTCATACCAGTAAATTACTGGGCGCACTGTTGGTGCAGTGGTTCCTGTAACACGTTTTACATACACACTAAATGTGTAATATGTAGATGGGTAATGGATATTTAAATAGTTAACAGACGTTGCTGCTGCTGCAACTTCTGTATTACCAGTAGCAGTTTTGTTAATAATACAAGCGCTTCCTGTTTTTGCTACAGACCCAGATGCTTGTGTAAATATTACAGATGCACTTGGGCTTACTGTGTAGTCAAAAGTAAAGTCTTGTACACCAGTTATAGTTTTTACCCCAGAGTATGGAGATGGCAAACCAGATACTAAAACTATGTCTCCAATTTTATAAGTATGAACTGTAGACAGGGTAACTGTTGCAGTCGTAGCTGACTGTTGGTACCCCTGAATAGTAAATACGTCTGCTATAGGGTCAGACTCACTAGCGCTTGCGGTTGCTGTAGCGTTGGTAAATCCCCAAGGAGCAAAGCTATTTGCGCTATTGAACGTTGGGTTTTTAATTTCATTGATTCTTGTTGCCTTCATAGTTATATGAACCTGGCGTGCTTCGTCAAAGTCGGTAACTACATTGGCTTTTTCAAATTGAGCAGCGTCAAAATAATGGCGCTCGCCGCTTGCCGCGTTTCCTACAGCCGATACAGCAATAGCTGGAGCTGCGTAATAACACTCTTGAACTCGCGCAATAGTTACAAGGAATCCAGAACCACCAGTGCTGCCAATAGATGCTTTATCAAAAGAGTAAACAGTTGTAGGGTCTGAACCCTTTCCTCCATTAACAATAACGCAGCTTTGTACAACCCCTCCACTAATAGAGATGTTGGCTCTAGGTGCTATAGAGAAAGCTTTTCCACTTACGCGAGTTAAAGGCACGTTTGTATAAGCTCCGTCCGTATATCCAGAGCCAGCAGTACCAAAGAAAGGATTAAGAGTAATAGCGCAAGGCGCTGCGGCTGTTACGGTTGCTCTTGTTGACAGAGAACCAGTTGCATTTGTAGCTGGGTTACCAGTGCTTGTAGACATAAATACGCCAAAACGGTCGTACCAGTTAATACCAGCAGTAAAACTTCTAGTAGTACTTAGAGCAGCACTGTACACACTAAATGTGTATGTATCACCAGAAGTTACTGGTATACCAAGCTGTACTGGGGAAGCGCTTCCACAGTTTATGGTTACTACCTGTGCAGTTCCAGTTGCGTTTGCTAAAGAAAGAATTCCCTTTGCTTTATTTGGATATAACGCAGGTGCTGTAGGTTCTAAATAAGGAGCTGGGTAAGGTTTAACAATTGGATACGCTTGCGTGTCAATGTTTCTTGCATTAGTTAAAGGCTGTTCTGTTGTAGTAACAGATACTTCTATGTAACTAAGAGGGTCTGTTCCTATAATTGTAATAGGGCTTTTGTTCCACCCAGGGGTTCTAAAGCCACTGATTGTAATTTTGTCACCAATCTTGTAGCCGTGTGGGCCTACAATCATGCGAAGAACATTGTTATTATTAGTTAGGAACTGAGTTACTTCTAGTGTTCCCAACTGGCTTATAGAACCTGTGCTATCTCCTGACACCCAATTTCCAATGCCTTGTTCAAAGGAAGAATCGTTGTAACTAAGCATTAAGTTATGGCTTACCTGTAACCCTTCAAGCGTTGGATTAGGGGTGCTATCAACAGGAGATGGGCAAGACCATCCAGAAAAAGCTTTAATGTATTCTCTAATTCCTTGAGTAGAACCTTTTTCTTTTGTTAGCTGAACAGAGTCTCTTACTAGGATGCGAGATTGCTGGTATCCGATTTCAGGCTCTGCAGCTATACCAATCTGATTAAGAATAAGTGGGATAGTAGTTCCCGTTACTTTTTCAAAGTTGTAACGGTCAGAGATAAGGTCAATAAGACCACGTGTTTTATCAAACGCAAAACCAAATAAAGATAAGAAAGCCCTTAGGTCTTCATTGTCGGTTGGTTCAGAAGCTATATTAGGGGTTGTAATCTTGTGGATTAAAGGCATGTATTGATACAGCAGGTCACCAGTTCCGTAGTTCTTTACAGACAGTCCTGTGGCTCGCCCAGCCAATACCCATGTAAGTTGAGTTACGTCAAGTACAAAAATTGAGTAGTAGTAGGTTTTAGTGTTCTTAGTATCAGGTAAAACGTCAGTAAATATTTGAGGGTCGTTTCGTCTTGTGGTTTCAAAAGCTAATTCACCATCAGTAAAATTAACAGGAAAACCATAAGGGCTACGTACAATCCTCATCTTAGCCCAGTTACCAATAGGGCTAACCCACTTAACAGTTATTTGAGCATAACCTGAAGACAGGGTTGTTACAGGCTCCGCATCATAGTTAAGGGGGTTATCGCTACCGTAGTAACTAAGAGGGAAGTCGGAGGAGGAGTAGTAATCAAGACCGTAACGTGCCATTAACTAATGCCTCCACTAGTTGTTAGGTCTAGGCCAATAACAGTAACAACTCCACCAGTTCTTGTTGTTTCTAGTTGAGGTAGCTCTCTCTTAGAACATAGGATGTCTTTTACAGTAACCAAAGACGCTTTACCTACAGGAGTTACTGCAGATGAGTTGACGTTGTCACTAACAAGCGCATAGGTAAAGGTATTAGTGGTTACCCCTGTTATTACAGATGTGCCATCAAATGGAGAACCAACACCCGAGATTAATACTGTTTCTCCAATCCTATAGTTGTGAGTTGCAGACGTGGTCAAGGTAGCAACGTTGCTAGTTAAAGCCTTATTGCTAATAGAAAAGACCTTGTCTTCATCTTTTCTTACCATCTTAATAAGGGTAGTTCTGCTGATACCTTCAATTTCCCCAAGGACTTTATATAGGTCAGCTGGGTAGATACTGTCATTAAACGATACGTTATCAAAAGCAAACAACTGATTTATAGCCGAAGTAATATTAGCTACTACTTGAGAGCTCTTATACTGTGAAAGAATAACGCAGTCTAATTTAATTCTTACATCTACATAGGTAGGTGGCTGTAGAGTTAGTGAAACCCCAGGTGGAATTTTATCTGTGAAATAGTCAAACACTACTTCAGAAAGGTTGTTAAATACCACAGAAGATGTGATGCCATCAGCTTGAAGGCCAGAGTCTCCGTATGGAGCTAAGAATAAAGTTACGCTACTAAATACACCAGCATCAGCAACAGCCTTTGCTACTCCTGGAACTTGGATAGCCAAAGCGGCATAGTCTGCTAACGACACTGCTCTATTAAGAGACCTTACGCTTTTAGGAGCGTTAACTCTGATTGAGTCCGTAGCTTCTGGGTCAGCTCCGCCAGAGCCTGCTCCAGAGGTCTCTCCAATATTTGGATTACCTACTGTTAAACCAGCAGTGAAGTTTGTCAATATGTATTTGATACTTCCAGCTGATACGTTTCCAATAGTACCGCCGCCAATTCTATAATATGCAAAAATCTCTGCACCATTGTTTGGAATACGTCCACTGATGTTATCTCCAAACTGTACAAACGTTTCCCCGTCACTATTAGTGATAACAGAGAACACAGGGTCATATCCTTGATAATCAATTAGGTAAGGTACTTGAGTGTACTTAACGCCAGAAACATAAATTTCAACACTGTTATTTACAACAGGGCTTTCTGGAATCTGAAAGACTTGATATGGAGACCCATCTGAGTCTCCAATCTTTCCATTATCTTCATCAACCCCATACCCTCTAGACTCTCCTTGAGTAGCGGTTACAGTTACAGAACCGTTTGTAGTACCTACCTTTGCAGGAACCGTAACTTGTGAATCTGTTTCAAAAACTACCTGTACCTGCTGTCCACTAGAGATTTGGCTGGTAGCAACCTGGGTTCTCTTTGGTACAACAATAGGGTTAGCGGTTGAGTTAGAAAAGGTGAGAATGACTGAAGCAGCTGTAGAATCAATAGGCTGATAGCCTAGCAATCTAGCTAGCTTTAATACGTTATCTCTTTGGCTTGCCGTTGTAATAAAAGACTCATTAATAGAACGGTCAATATAATAATTAAGTTGGTCGCCAATATATGTAAACAGTTCTAGCATGGTCATGCCAAAGTCTGCTGGGTCACGAGTGGTCCACTTAGGGGCAAAGTATGGAATTAGGTCAATTAACTCTTGCCTCAAGGACTCGTAGTCTCTGGAGGTATAGTCAACCTGCGGGATGTAATTAGTTGCCATTGTTATGCCTTCCTGATTAACTCGCCAGACCTGCTGAAGAATCCGCTAGTCAACTGTAATGATTGAGTCAATGTGACAAGACCCTTTCTATATTCTATCTCAACTTCAATAAGACCATTATCTGTATCTACAATTGGGTTAACATTTAATAGCTCTAAACCTGGAAGCCAGGTAGCAAAACAAGTAGCTACTGAGCTTCTAATGGTCTCGGTGCTTTCTTCTATGTTCTCAAATAAAGACCTATTTACATCACTACCAAAGTTTGGACGCATAACTCTCTCGCCAAACTTAGTCATAACAGTCAACAGTACTTGGTCTTGGATAATCTTTTTTTCATCAGTAGTGTAAGCAACTTCTCCAAGAGAGTTAAAAGAAAACGGCAGGGATATAGCACGCTCGCTCATAGCTCAACTCCCATCCATACTGGAAAATTAGGGTCTCCGCCCTCAAACATAACCCACACTTTTTGACCTATCTTAGGTACTAGTCTATGCGGTGTATGCTCAGGTGTCAGGTTTGTCTCCTGGTCATCGTTCCATTTGTTATCAGTATCAGCAGTTGTTTCATGTTCATGGTCTAGGTTCCATGTGGAGTCTGGGGTTTTACCTGTGTGGTTATTAGTGTGTGCGTCATGAGCGTCATGAGCAAGGCTAATTACAACAGGATGAGTATGCGCTGTTCCCGCTGATGCGGCGCCACTGGTAATAGTGGTCGAATGAGAAGCGTGGGTAGCGTGTGTAGCGTGAGCCTGTAACAAAGCGGCTACCTCAGACGCTAGGTGCTTTTTGTGGTCTGGATGGTTGCTGTTTGACGTAACTGGCAAACAGCCTCTAGCCCACTCCGTTGGCTCTTCGCCAAGTACCTGGGGTACTTGCAATCTAATACGGTTATCTTTATCAGGGTCTTCAATATCAATAACAACACCCGAATAGATTCCGTAAAATCTCTTATCATCAATCATCGAAGGGCCTTTGCTCTTAATCTGTCAGTAACTGCCTTGGGTTTATTAACCTTAGGAGGTGCTGGTATTTTAGGGGTAGGGCTAGCAGCTCGCCAAGTAGATGGGGTTCTTACTTTAGTTGTTGTTTTTTTTCTGTTATCAATTTTACCAAAGCTGCCCTGTTTTCTATTACTGGTTCTACGGTTACTCTTAATCAGCTTACTGTTAGGGTTTCTTTTAGTTTGCGATACTCCTGGAGAAATAAATCTTGTAGGGGTATCTGGTGGGGATGTGATTAGAGTGCCATCAGCCCATCTAGTTGCTCCGCCAACAGCGTCAGAACCAACGTTTATATTAGTAGTATATGTGTAAACGTTTCTTTCAGTTTCTACAATTACATGCTCTGTGCCTAAGACGGTCCAATATCCAGAATAGGTATCGCCAACTCCCTGAAGATATACAGGAATGTTAGGTCTAATCGATGGGTCTCCCAAAACAGATGCGCTCCCACGGTATGGAAATGCGGTTCTTGCCTCAGCTGCTTGAGACTCAAACTTGGCAATCTCTGGGTTAGGGGTAACCGCTAAAGACTCAAACCTATCAAAAAACTCTTCTTGGCTTACGCTTCTTGTCTTAGCGTTTCTTTTTTGTACTGTTTGTTTAACAGGTACCTTAGAAAATCTATCAACACCAGTTACAGCAACTGCTGCTTTTGGGTTTCCATCCCAATCAATAGACTCACCAATTACTGGTCTGAAAGAGTATAGGGTTGAACCCTTAGGGTTTTGAGCATCTCGTAGTATGAACTTAGGGCATTGCGTACGGTATCTTTGGTAGTCTGTAAGTATAGGTTCAAAATACACTTCAGTGTTTTCAGCTCGTAGTGTGTATCCAACCTGCTTAGCAAGTCTTACAGCCATTTGCCAACCTGTGTAGCCAGCCTGTGATATTTGTTCAAACACTCGTTTGTGAGGCACACCAATAAAGTTTAATTTATGCTGTAACGCAATAGCCTTAACCACTTGGTCAGCCGTGTGCTCTCGATACACTTTTTGAGACGCCTGTTTCATAGGAAACGACCCGCCAATAACTACTACATCGGTATAGTTTTTACCAGGAGTAATGCTTGGTTGAATGTGATGTACGTATCCAGTAAAATTTCTAGAAGTCTTATCTCCAGTTATAGAAGCTAGCACTGGAGTACCAGCTTTTATAGTGTTATAAGAGGGGTCCCAATCTCTGTAGGTAAGCACCAACATTTCATGCTCGTATACTTTTTGGTACAAGACAGCTTTATAAATGAATTGTGGTTCATCAGCATTGCCATCAGGAAAGGTTACCTTTATTGGTTTAAACATTAGGTATCCTAAGTATTGTTCCAGGAGCTATGTTTAATGGGTCTGTAATCTCAGGGTTGTAATCTAATATGTACCACCACATTGAAGGACGTCGATAGTATTTATGAGCTATTTGGTCTAGTCTTTCTCCGCTTGCATACGTGTGAGTAAAAAACGATAAAAAACCTATGTCTGGAAAATCGTAAAATACAGTTGGATTCTCTGGTCCATTAGGCGTTACAGAAAAAAAGTCTACGATAGAGTCGTCATATCTAGAGCCAATATAGATTGTCATGTTTATCCTAAGCGATAGTAGAGCCTGCGAATGCAGCGCAAGAGAAGGATACAGTTGTTCTAAGAGGAATCATGGTTTCAGTAAACATAATATGATTTATGTTTAAGCTGGTAATCCAACCAACAAACGACAAAGACTTTGTAGCATCTGGTCCAAGTCTAAAAGCCAATAAGGATGGTGAGAGGAATCCAATATTTGCTGTAGGCTTCTTTAACAATGTGGTCCATGTTTTGTTTTTATCTTTAGGGTCAGAACCAATACCTGTTCCGTTCAACGCTTTAAACAAATACTCTAGGTCAGCCATAGTTCCATAAGCTGCAAGGTCTTTAAGTTTTTGCAGCTTTTTGGTTGCACTAGCCTCTCCATAACCATACTTATAGTAGTTGTCTATAAAGAACTGTAACTTTTCTGGGTTGTTTGCCCACTCTTTAATACAGGCAAAATCGTTTACTCTATCAAGGGTAATGGTAAAACTATAAGTCTCTTGACCAGGAAAGGCTCCAGCAACGCTTCTAAATCTATCGGCAGATGATGGCGTTACATCCATGTTTCTTTCAATGTTTTGTTGAATCGTCTCTGGGTTCCAAAGAAATTGAAAACCAAAAGCATAGTTGTTCTTGCCGCTTCGGTCTCCAACTTTACTTTTCTTTTCAGCATCTTTTTTTGCCTGCTCTGCAGAAGACGTAGTGATTTCTAAAGACTCACTGTCTACAGTAGACACAAGACCACCATCATCCCAATGCCAAATAACTCCACGACGTTCTCTGTGGATACTATTTCCTAAAGGATTGTTGTTAACAAATATGCCGTCATCTGTCATGCCGTTTCTTAAAACCTCAACGGGTCTTACAGGCAAGCTCCAAGCATGAGGAGGTAGATTAAATTCATAGTCGTCTGGCGGAGTATTTCCAGGAAGCTTTGGTTCAGCTGGTCCTTTCTTTTTTCTCTTCTTATTTGTTGTTCCACCAGTGGTGCCTGTTCCATAGGTTTTTTTAATAGCGTCTACTTCTACTTGAGAATACACAGCGGATTGAGGTGGACGTGCTCCTCTTCCAACGGCAGGACCTACTGTATAGTTAGGGTTAGCAGCGGTCTGGGCAGCAATGGCTTCTGAAGACTGATATCTAATATATCCTCTACCACCTGGGGCGTTTACAGTAGGAGGTATTAAAACACTTGCAGTCTTTTTGTTTAGCTCTGACGAACTTTTAGATGGCATTAGTTACCTGCTGCTTTCGCTATTGTTTCTTGGCTAGTAAGAGCCGCCTTGAGAGCAGCTACGTTTGCTTCTGGGTTACCGACACCGCTTAGGTTTACAGTAACTCCTCCGTAGTTATATGTAGTGCTATTAGGCGCCTGTACTGGACCAGCACCAATAAAGTCTTTTACAAAACCTGCTAAAAGATTTCTACTAGTATTGTCTCCAGACTTTAAGAAATCTCCCATTGAGAACCTTGCAGACTTTTTATCTTCAGATTCTCCACTAGGTCCTCCTTTACCAGGACCTTCACCGTAACCCCCGCCGCTAGAACCAAGCATGCCTTTATAGGTTCCGTCGCCACCAGCCTTGCCTGTTCTCCAAGCAGAGTTGTTTACGGCAGTTAGGATTGCTTCTTTGTTACCCTTTTTAATAGCTTCAACAATTGCTGTGTAACCGCGTTCTTTTGCCTTGTTGCCAGTAAGGGTATCGATAGTTGCATCAAAACCTTGCTCCCAAGATGTATAAGCTTTAACACCTACTGGGTTCATAGACTTAGCGCCAGTTTTATTAAGTGTAGTGTTTAGTGGATTGAACTCTGCTGTGTTAACCCAGTGTCCTCCCTCAAACCTCATCCAGGTCATCAACGCATCGATGGCCTCATTAGTGGGCTTCTTTGCGCCTAGTCTTTTTGCTAATTCTGTTGCCCATGATTTAGCGCTATAGCCACCAGCGGTAACATCCCCGCCGTCTCCTCTAAATGGGTAGTTCTTTAATTCATGGTTAGGAACAATACGACCATCAACGTGAGGTACGAATAGCTCTGGTCCGCGCTCGCCGACAACGTATGGGGTTTTATTTTCTACACTACCGCCGTGCTCACGCTTTAATAGATAGCCTGCCCATGCCGCGTTCATAAATGCGCCAGCACCGCCAGCAACTCCAGAGGATAAGGTTTCTCCACCGCTCTTGAAGAATCCAATGGTCTTTAATACTCCAGCAAACCTATCAATAAGGTTAAAGAACCCATTCATGTAACCAAGAATTCGGTTAGCAAATGTAAATGCCGCAGCCATAGTTGGCGCTACCTGTTGTAAGGTAGTCATAGACTGAGCAGTTCTTTCGCTGATAGAACTTACGGCAGCAGTGGTTGCTCCGTACTTTTCTCCTAGCTTCTTGAGGTCTCTGCCTGCAAATCGTTGACCACCACTTCGTGCCTTAAGCATAAGGCCATCTTCTATTTGCTTACGAAGAAGGGGGTCGTTTCCAAAATATTGGTCAAGCATAGATGCAAGAGCATTACCAGGCTGTAAAGATATCTGTACATCTTGTACAGTGATTGGTTCACTGCCCATTTTTTCTCTGTTTAACTTAGCCCAAATCTCATCAATAATCTGTGGCATAGGCTTAAGGCTGCCGTCCTCACCACGGATACGAATACCGATACCACGTAGCATGTTGACGTTACGCGCTTGTTGAATAGAGCCATATGCACGTGCTGAACCTTCAACACCCATACCTGGAGTAATGTTTGACATCTGTGCAGAACCCAAAGCAACGCCAAGCATGCTAGGACCACCAATACCAAACTGTCGGAAGGTCTCCATCATCTTTGCTGGGTCCATCTTTGAGGTTATGGTTCCCTGCTTTGCAATCTCTTGTAGAAGAACAGTTGCTTCTTTATACGCTTTATCTTGTGAATTTTTTGTAGCGTCAAGGAACCCAGCAACAGGGTTATTGTTAAATGGCTGAACCTGTCCGTCAGGTCCGCGACGTCCTAAACCAGCTGCTGTTAAACCAGCCTGCTGTTGGTAAAACACCATACGAGAAGTTGCTAATTGCATTTCAACAGCTTCTTTGGTTCCTGGCATCATAGCCATGCTGCCAGCTCCTGCAGCAAATAGCGCGGTGCCTCGTGCAAAGGTGCGACCGCTACCGTCTCTATCTATAGGTGTGGCATTTCCATACTGAACGTTAGATGACCTAACATCAACAGGGTATGGTGGTCTGAAAACTAAATTAGAATCTGGCCCTCCGCCAGGAGGAAATACATTACCTGAACCAGTTACAGTAAATACTGGATATGGGGCAACTTGGTTTGAGGCAGGGCCGCCACCATAACCGCCCCCGCTATCTCCAAAGCCTCTTAACTTTCCTAATGCAGAGGATAGGCTGTTACCCCAACTAGCTGTTGAAGAACCAATGGCTGAGAAGTCACGACGAATATCGGAGGCATAGCTCCGCAACTGTGACAGTAGGTTTAAAGACTTGATTGGGTCTTCAGCCATTATGTTCCTCTATATCGTTGTGAACGCTCCAACCAGTTCTTTCTTTCACGAACTGAAAGGTTGCGTATATCTGTTAGGGTCCAACCAGGAAAGGTTCTTGTTAGAACCTCATACTGGTCCAGAAGGTCTTCGTAATCGGTTTCGCTATATACGAAACAAATCTAGCAAGCTAAGTGGTAGGTCCATTAACTCACCACATGCCTTGCAAGCCTTCTTCACCTCCCCTAGGCGTGGGCCTGGGTTACGTGCGATAATCTCATCGATTATCTTTGTGCGGTCTGCCATGCCAAGTGCAAGTGCAGTTCCCGCGCCAACAGATGGTGCTCCATTTAGTGAAACAATACAACCAGATAGTAATAGGGTATTAATTTCCGCTGGCGTCTTATCAACATTTTCCATAAGACGCTTTTGTGTTATTCCGTTAGGAAGTGCAACGACGGCTGTTCCCAGCTTAGTCTTTACCTCCCATTGCCTATCTTCAATTGGGTCTTCTAGAGCTTTCACTGGAACATCAGTAGCTAAATCAATAGATGCGGTGTGCTCATCGTTACAGGAGAAGCACCGAACCTTTAGGTCTACTGTTGGTCCAAATGTTACCTTTCTGATACCCAATAGAATCGCGTCGCGGTCTCCCGCTAGCAAGATATCTAGGTCAGTAGAGGTGGCATTTTTATTACCAAGCTTTACTAGACCTCTTTGTAGAAGAGCATTAAGGGCTTTGCCAGAAGAACCAGTCTTAGCAACTGCCTCTTCATCTGAGCCTGTAAGCTCTTTTACCTCTGCCGTAGTGTGTAGCACACCATCTAGGTCTACAAACCCACCAGGCAGTTGTACCTCAGACTCTGAAGGGGCCAGCGTTTTAATCTGTTTCGCTGGCTCCTCCATAGCCTGTTCAGCAAACTTAGCTACAAGTTGTGCATCCGTAATAATTTCTGACATCTTATACTCCTATTTCATATCGTTATTAAACGATTGCTTTGCGGTCTTTATCCACGAAGGTGACCGATAGACCTTCATGTACAAGCGACATAGATTCAAATAGAATCGCGCCGTCCGCAGCATTTAGGTCTGTATAGTTTAGCGTAGTAATCCAAGCGTTGTGAATCTTGAACGCCATACGAGGAATGTTTGCGCCTTCTTCAGTGATGCCCTTTGTGTTTGGGTGGTCCATTACATAAAGGTTGATATCTACACGGAAGCTCTTAGATGTTGAAGTATCTGAGCGCATTGCGATACCTTCACCAGATGCTGCGGCAAATAGACCACGCATCCATGTAATAGCTTGGTCATTGCCAAATAGCACGCCACGCTGGAAGGTAACAGGGGTAAAGGTAGTCATACCAGGAATCTGGTGAACGGTAGTGTTATAGCCACCTTCACGATACTGGATAGACTGTGTGTTAATGCTTAGACCAGAAATCTGGCTGAAGCCACCAAGCCAACCGTTGGACTTACCTTCTACGAAAGGGGTCTTCTTGTCGCTCTGGTTAATTTTTGTGCTAAAAAGATTCTCAGGCTTTCCACCCTCAGCTGCTGCTGGTGAAAACTCTGCAACGAACCGAAACGAGCGTAACGGGTCTGACGCTATTGTAGAGAATCTATTGATAATGCTTGTTGTCATTTACTGGCTCTCCTTTACGCCACAGTAACGGTGGTTCCACCGTCAAACTGACCAATTTTGATGACCACGAATTCGGCTGGACGCTGTAGAGCAACGCCAACTTCAATGTGTACCTCTCCGTTATCAATAAGGTACTGAGGGTTATTCTCAGCATCTACCTTAACGAAGAATGCTTCTGATGGAGTTCCTCCACGAAGACCTCCCTGACTCCAGAACTGGGTCAAGAAAGATGTGCAAGCAGTTTCCAAACGACGCCATAGAGCTGGGTCATTAGGCTCAAAGATTGCAAACTCTGTCAAGTCTGTTAGAGACTTGCGTAAGTAAATAAGGCTACGACGTACAGGTACGTACTTGTCTACATATCCACGCTTTAGTGTTCGTGCACCCATTACAACAAAGCCAGAACCTGGAATAAAACGAATAGCGTTTACAGGAGCTGCTGCGGTGTTAAGGGCATCAAGGTTTGCGTTTGTAAGTAGGCGTGTTGATACAACACCTGCAAGACGTGCCTGAAGTCCCGCTGGTGCCTTGAATACTCCGCGAGATGTGTCAGTAGAGGCGATAAGACCAGCAACAGCTGCTCCTGCTCCTACAGTAAGTGTCTTACCTGAGACTGCACCTAGTTCAAGAGTTGGGTCTGAGATAACAAGTGGTGGATAGTAAACCGCAGCTAAAGAAGATGCAGTGTATGTTCCAGCCAGAGTTAACTGGTTAGCTGGGGTGTCGTTTACGCCATCAACAACAACAAATACGTCATCGCGTCCTTCAGCATAGCTGATAGCTGCATTAACTACGTTAGCTGATGTCTGACCAGGTAGGTTAAGAACCAAAGATTCTCTAACTGTATCGTGAGCTGAAAGGCCTGCTGAGTAATCAGTAAGACCTACAGCGTTCCCTGTAGTTCCACCTGATAGAGCTTGGTTAGTTACAACTGCTGGGTTTCTTGTGCTTCCAGTATTTCCAGAGTTAAGGTCTACAAGAGTGACATAATTAGAAACAGTGTTAACTGTATCTGGTGCATAGCGAGAGTCGGTTGCAGTCATTGAAAGCTGAGTAAATGTCTCTACGATATCTGCGTCAGTTACTCCGCCGTTATAGATGGTTAGGTCAAAGTATCCAGTTTCAATAGAGTTAGAAACAGAGATGTTTAAATCGTTACCCCAACGACCAGCGTTCTTAGCAAGAACCTGTAGTGTTGCAGATGGGCTTACAGCACGGTCGTTCAGAGAGCGTGTAGCTGTCTGTGCGCTTGCTGCAATGCGGGTTACGTATAGTTGGCTTCCACCATTTGAGAAGAACATATAAACTGCAAGTGGTAGGTCATTGCTTGTGTAAGTATTCCATGAGCCAAACTTTGTTACATACTGGCTCCAAGATGTTACCAACGTTGGTGAGCTGATTGGGCCTCGGTCGCTCACGCCGACAAGAGCAGATACAAACTGTGATGCAGCTCCAGGAAGTGGTTGTACGGGATTTAACGTTTCTTGAACGTATACCCCAGGGCGTTGAAATGCCATTTAGATAATCTCCTTAGTTAGGTTATATATAAAGTCCATGTATTAAACGATTGTTAGGTCAGAAGGTATAGACGTATTTTCTACTGGATTATTAATGAATACCTCTTCAACAGCCTGAACTCTTTGAGCGGCTACTGCTGGGGTAAGCTCACTAATTACTCTTACTGTAAAAACGTTACGTAGAAGTCTTCGGTTTCCACTTTCCGAATCCTCAAACGTATCCCTCTTTACATATCCATCTACAAACATAGAACGCCATCCAGTTTGAGTACCTAGTTGGTTACTTACTGGCAGCTTTCCATATTTAGCTGGAAACTTATTCCACATCTGAAACAGGATTGCCCTGTCATGTCGTGGGTGTCTTGCGTGTGTGGTTATCTGGTAGATAATGTCAAAAGCAACTGGGATGTCATATTCGTATGTATATCCAGTTTCAGGCTGCTGGGTTCCCATAAAATCTGTATCAAATAGACGACCTTGATGTTGTCTATCGTTAGCATGAATAATATCCACCAGGTCGATGGTTACAAATGGAAACTCTTGCGCTCTAACTTCTACATCTGGATATCCAAACCACACCTTTACTGGTCGGGTTTTGATGGTCCCTGTAGGTCCGTTAGCGGCAGCTGACTTCTCATCTGCAACGGTCATTCCTTGAACAAATGTCTTGAGGGCTTCATCCTCAGCGATAAGAAACGGATTACCCATGGAAGGCTCTAGTCTCTTCAATGATGGCGTCAATAACAACGTCATCAATTATCTGGGCTAGGTACTTATCTAAATTGTATGAGAGGGGTCTGATAGCCGCCTTGTGGGGCTCAGACATGGAGCCATACTCCGAGTTATAAAACTCTTCTTCTTTGCTCTCTGGATACAGTACTTTGATGTCATCATTTTGATGACCAACCTGCACAGAGTTAATAAGCTCTTCAGACCACCCAGATTTTTTGGCGCGGGAACGGAGGTCGTAAGTCATATCGTCTACGACCCTGCTAGCGTTATCTTTAATTAGATTTTCTACGCTTGACACGCTTAGTCTTCTTCCCTAATAGGTACCCAGTCACAGCTCCAGCCAACATTGCCGCAGTGTGGGCCTGAGGAATAGCCTTGCCAATCTCTTCTCTGAAATCTGTATCAGAGGCTGAAGATATTTTTTCAGACATGGACATCCTAGGTTTTCGCAGGGTACAACGCAGGGGTGAAGCTATGAATCCCGCATGGATTCACTACTAGGATAAAGCAAAGGGCCCCTTTCGGGGCCCTAAGCGGATTACTTCTTTTTTATCTTCTTGATAATAGCGGCATCAATCTTCTTGTCTTCCGCCATAGTCTTTGGCTTCTTCTTTTTGCCATGGGCTTTATCAGCCTTTTCAAACTTTGCCTTCTGAGCAGGGGTCATACCCTTGGTCATCTGGGCATCTTTCTTCTTGTCTTTGGCTTCTGTGTACTTGCCACTCATAAAACCTTTAGCCATTACATGCCCTTCTTTCTGACCATAGATGCTTTCTTAGCCTTTGCAGGTGCACCCTTCTTTGCAGCAAACTTCTTGTTCGCTGCCTGCAGGGTCTTCATTCCGTGCTTGTTCTTTGGTTGTCCACAGCCGCAAGTCGCGCACATTACTTCCTCTTTCCCTTAGCACGGAGGGCAGCAAAGTCAGAACCTTCTAGCTTTCCATCCTTATCTACATCAAGCTTCTTCTGCTTAGGTGACATGCCCTTTGGAGCAGCCTTCTTAGCAGCCTTCTTTGCAGGGGCTTTCTTTTTCTTACCCATACATCCACATGTAGCGCACATTACTTTTTCTTCTTTCTTGCAGCAGCCATGTTGTCTACGAGGTTAGGATAGGGACGGCCTGCTGCTTTCGCCCTAGCCTTTGCAGATGCTTTCTGCGACTTACTAAGTTTACTGGATTTACCTGGGGTTGGGTCTTTCTTATCCCAGACTGGCTTATCTTTTTTTGCCACTTGATGCTCCTTTTTTCTTAACTTTTTTAGGAAGAGCCTTACCCTTAGGGGTTTTTTCCTCCCACTCCTTAGCCATCTCTGGGTGCTTGGCGTACATGAACTTACGCTGCTGTTGAGATTTGAATGGCATTAGAATACTGTTGAGTAGACTACGGATACTGCGTTAGCACCCGTGGTGATAGCGGCTACTGCATATAGCTTGTCCCCAGCGTTAAGGTCAAATCTATAAGCAGAATCTTTCTTTACAGTAAGGCCTTTGTCTGCTCCAGAAGTAGCAACTTGAGCATCGCCAACATAGATAGAGTTATTATCGTCGTTAACGATTGTGACTGTAGTGGTAGGTTCTTTTGGTCCAAGGTGTACAAGTAGGACGGGAGTAGTTCCTACGGTAAACGCTTGATGATTTAAAGCCATATGGCCTCCTATTTAATGTACCCAGCAAGAGCTAGGAACTGTGGGTCATTGACCATTTCGTCGGCCATAACCTGCATACATTCTACAATGATGAGGGTATATCTTTCAGCAACAATGCCTGCCTGTTGAATAAAATAAGGGCGATAAACCTGGCCCTTCCATAGGATACGACCACGAGCTTGAAGGTCTGGGTTGCCAATGACTCCTGGTACAACGCGCTCAACATCTTCAGCGTTTAGGGTTAGGTGTAAAGAGTCAGCCCCATAGTAACCGCGCTGACTGTTCTTAATGCTTCCTTGTTTAATTACTGCACGAATAACAGGTAGGTCAAACGGGCCGCGCCAAATACGTCCACCTGTAGATGTAGATAGGTCTTGGCCAACATCGTAGATAGGGTCAAGCACAGTTGCTTCTGGGTCCCATACAAACCACTTAGCAGTAGTTCCTACAGGTCTCTTGAGGTCTTTATCAATACCGTCTAGGACCTTGTTGGTTTCAAAGTCTGCGTCAAAACGACCGCCTGGTGCGTGAGCTCTCATTCTACTCCCTGTTTGTAGAATACAAGGTTACCCACTATTCGTTCGTCTGTAGGGCTCAACTCCGCCGCAGTAGTGCCATACTCAAGTGCTTTTTCTTTCTCTCCAATCATAAACGCACATACGGCTGCTAGGTCGTATGGCTGAGAGCCCCAGGCAAAAGCCTCATTTAAATAGTCCATACTCTTGTGTTTAATATTGATTGCCTTCTTAGCCCACATGTAACACTCTTCAATGCGTCCTTGGTCGTAGTGGTATTGGGCAAGCTCAACGTAAGCCTCTCGTTTACCAGGCTCTTCTTGAATAGCTAGCTTCCACCACTTAAGTTTTTCCGATTCTTCTGTAGAACATTTTGCTATGTACCGCATGGATGCGGCTCGTTCAGCTTTCCATATTGCCTTAGGTAAAGACAAATGACGTTTAAATTCAACTAACGCTTCTTCATATTTGCCATGGAAGAACAGCTCACGAGCGTAGTAGTATGCGTTGCGGTCATTGTGTGGGTCTTCCTCTACAGATAATTTAAGTAGCGGTAGATACTGTCCACGAGACTTGGTGTCATCAGCCTTGTGCCATAGTCCAAGCTGTGTCCAATATTCTTTTTCTACAAGTCGGTCGGTATATAAACATTCGTGGACAGGGTGCATCCATCTATACCCATATCGAGCATGAATCTTGTCTCCACCAAAAGTAAGACCTGGGGTACCATCTGGATTAAAGTTCCATGTGTAGTTGTAGCGTATACGTGTTGTACCAGCTGGAACTTTCTCCATCTCTTCACGCCAACCAGGAGCAAGCATCTCATCCATATCTAGGGAAATGCAGTAGTCAATATCATCTGGTAATAAAGCTAGGGCTGCGTTGCGGGCGTCATCGAAGCGCCATGGACGTATGCTAATTTTGTGGCACACAATTCCTAGGGCTTCAGCCTTACTCACAGTCTCATCAACAGAGCCTGTGTCAGCAATCATTAGGTAGTCAGCTTCTTTAGCTGATTCATACCAGCGTTCTACAAACTGTTCCTCATTTAATGCGATGGTGTATACGGCTATTTTCATAAGTACAGTATAAATTAAAAAACCCCCAGGTTGTAGTCTGGGGGCTTTTCTAATCTATATTAGACGAGGTTTGAGAACTCTAGACGTCCATAGATGGTTGTTCCACCGTCTGGGGAGTAGAAAGTTAAAACTGATGCATTTGTACCAGAAGCAATGGTTGGAGCAGAGCCGCCATCCCATGTAACTCCGTTAAATGCAACTGCGTTAGCGCCACGGTTACGGACTTCAACCTGCCAACGAGTTCCGTAACCAGAAGGCACGCCTGTCCAGTTAACAGTTACCGCACCAACAAGGTTGGTGATGCGGATAAATGAACCGTTAGTAGGGTTGATGCTAAGTGTTCCCGTTGCTGCAGAGAAGGTCTGAAGACGGCCAGTAACCCCCACATTAATGTAGGCATCATTTGACTGAGTCAATACCGTTGGCTGTGAGGAAATTGCCATTACTTGCTCGCTTTCTTTTCTTCTTTAGGAGCTTCAACTTCCTTTGCGGCTTCTGGGTCATCAAACCCAGCGCCATTCCAAAGGTCTTTAGCTGCGTCTGGGACTGCAGGTGGAAGCCATGCACCGTTATGGCGTTCCCAGCCACGTGATGGTTCTGGTTCCAAGCCGTCAATTTGAACTACTTCAAAAAGAAGTCCAAGAGGTCCAAGAGCATCAATATCATCAGCAACCTGTACCTGTGTAATTTTATCGTTATCAACGAGTGCGTATTTAGCCATTATCTATCTCCTTAGAGTACTGCCTTGTCGAACCAGCGAATCATAGCGTAGCCATCTGCGCCGTTACCGCCGAATGACATGTAGCCGTAGTACTGGCAACCACCAAAGTCAACGTCAATGACATCGCCAGCATCCATGTATAGGAGCTCCCATGTAACATCGAAGAATGATGCATCTGCTGGAGCTGCCAGTGTCTGCCAGTAACCTGAGGTAGCGCCTGTAGCACCTAAGAAGGTAACAGTGTTAACACCAGAGAACTGGATATCAAATGGAGGGCGGTCTTCACGAATGATGACGTTGCGGTCATTCTTCCAACGAACTGTTGGACGTACACGCTTTGGCAAACCAGTGAACTGGGATGATGTTGCACCACCAGGAGCAGTTGTTAGACGTGCAGCCACACCAGGGAATACTAGTGGGATACGTGGAAGGATTGGGAAGGACTGCCATGAGGTTGTTACCTTAGCATTACCTGTATCCTGAATTGTTACACGAAGTGAGTTAGTTCCGTACATGATGGAACCACCAACAATTGAGGTAGAAGCATTGTAAATTGGATTCCACTTAAAGAATTCAGATGAAAGCGCTTCATAGTTAACCGCTGCGTTAGCAGAGTTGTGGTTAAGCAGTGTGTTAGGTGTGTTAGTCCAGTTAGAACCACCACCACCGCCACCTGCGCCAGTGTTAGCAATAGCATCAAGACCACGAGCATAGTAGTCACCAGTGGTTGAAGCTTGTGTAATCAACCATGTTGGAGCACCCTTACCGCCACCGTTCTGGCCAATACCAGGGGTTGCTTGAGTAATAGAGTTAGATGCGTTCCAACCAGCGCCACCGCCGCCACCACCAAGTGGAATGCCTTGAGGTGAGCCTGAGTTAAGGCCGTTAAGTAGAACACCAGGACCGCCATGACCAGCTTCACCCATTACGTGGCCGTTGTTGGTGTTGGAGTTGGTTACTGCGTAACCACCAAGGTGACCGCGTAGAGGCCAGGTCTGAATAGCACCACCAGCAGATGTACGGTAACCATCTTGTGAGTTACCACCAGATACACCTACACCGTAGTAACGAGCAGGCTGTCCGTATCCACCAGCACCAGCGCCACCGCCCGCAAGGGTTGTAACAGTGCTACCGCCTTGAATTGCGTGGCCACCGTTGTTGCCACCTTCAAGACCATACTGCCAGTGACGTGAGTTGGAATTCCAAGTACCACCACCTCCGCCGCCTTCTGCAGCAAGTGTTCCAAGAGAAGAAACAATTGGAGTCATACCTGGCTGACCAGCGTAGAAGAAGTTGACGTTATCAACTCTCTTGTAGGTAGTAAGGGTAGCTGCTGGTTCAAGCTGTGGAGCAACGATGTGGTGTTCAATTGCTGAACCAGTTACTGATTGGGCACCGTTAAGCTGCATAATACCAAACTTAGCAAAACGAGCAGTTATTGGTGATGTAGCACCATTTACAGTAACACGTACTGGATAGGTAACGTTAGGCATCTGCTGTGTAGATGTTGCTACACCAGAGATTGGCAAGAATACGTTGTTACCTTCTGTACGAAGTACAGAGTTGTAATCAGCATCAAAATATTCAATGTAGGCACGTACTGGGCGGTATTGATTAGATGTACCAGTAGCAACTACGAATGCAGAACCTGAGTACTGAGTATTAGGTGATACACGTACAAAGCGGTGAGAAGTCTCAAGGTTTGAACCTGATGCAGAGTTAGTCTGCATAAGCATTGACTGAGCCTCACGGTACACAGGCATACGCCATGTGGTGCAGGTGTTACCAACTTCAAGCTGTAGGTTATCAATATAATAGTTTACTGAACCTTGCTGGAACACAATCACAGGGTGAATAAACTGTGGTGTTGAACCGAACGCATACTGACCATTAGCAAGTGTGGTACCGATTGCTGGGGTTGTGAATGTCGCAGAAATACGGCGCCATCCTGTCTGACCAGCTGTTGTTGCTGAGCTAAGAATCTGAATGTTGCTTGGGTTAGCAAATGTAACAGTTGTAGAGCTAAGTGGAGACTGGGTAGTCTTGTTGATACCGATTGTGTTACCAGCAACGCTGCTAACACGAGTATCCGACTGAAGTCCAGAACCAGTAACAACCATACCAATCAAGATACCTGTTGTATCTGTAACGGTCATTGAGGTTGCGCCATTAGCAGCTGTAGCAGTAGTTGATACAGAACCGCCGTACCCAGCAAGTGGCTGAGGTGTAGCTTGACGGACAAAGAATCCGTTAGCCTGACCAGCATCAATTGAGTTTGAAGTACCTGAGTTAGAGCCGCCAGTGTAGACAACGTTTGAAACTGCGTTCCAAGAAGCGCCTGCTGAACGAAGCTGGAATAGAAGTGATGTAGTTTGAGAAACATCAACGTTTGTAGAGATATAGCAGCTCATTGTGTAGCTAGCGCCTGGGATATATGGAACACCTTGGGTACCTGTAGATGTCTGGGTACCGTTAGATGTTGATGTTGAGTTCATTGTTGAGAACTGAACCCATGTAGCAGCACCGCTAGTTGTTGATACGCTAGTACCAGCAATAAGCGCGTTAACACCAGATGCGCCTGAGTAAGAAATTGTTACTGCACCATTAGTTGCGTTCTGTGTAGCAGCTGCAGAAACTGTAACCTGTGTAGAGCTATCAACGCTAAGGATTGTTGTTCCTGTAGCAAACATAGTTCCTACGATGTACATGTTTGGATAAACATCCAAAGTAGAGTTGAGAGTTACTGTGGTTGAGGAAAGGGTTGTTGTAGCTGTACGGCTGTATCCACCAACCATTTCTGGAAGCTTAGCTGGTACACCTGTATTAGCTACGGTAAAGGATGCAAGTGCGGTTCCAAATTGACGTACTAAGTTGTTTGAAACGATTGTAGCATCTTCTAGCTGAGCAACCTGAGGCTGTAGGATGTTGTTTGATAGGTTCTGTGTGTATGGAGAACCTGCTGTATTACCAGCCTGTGTGTTATTTGTAATGTCTGAACCAGCAGAAGAGATGTTGTGGAAGAACACGTTTGATGGACGTACAACAGACTCACCTTGTGAAAAACCAACAACAGTAGCAACTGTACCTGTGTTAGCCACTGATACGCTAACTACGTTTCCTGAGATACCTACGATGTTAGCGTTAGCTCCAAGGTTAGTACCAGTTACACGCTGACCTACAGATAGACCAGCAGCATTTGGATACACAGTAATAGCAGATGCACCAGAAACACCAGTTGCTGAACGGTAGTATGTAGCTGAATCCCATGACTGAATGCTGTAATCAAAGTCTGGGTTTACAAGAAGGTTTGCAATAGTAATGTTACCAAAAATGGTTGCTGAACCATTACCGCCAGGAAGGGTGTTGGTTGTATCAGCAGCACCGTTAATTGCGCCCTGACCACCTTGTCCACCTGCACCAATTGTTACAGAGTAGGTTGTTCCAGGAACAACTGTTAGGTTACGAACGATTACCTGACCACCAGCGCCACCGCCACCAGCTATGTCTTGAGAACCGCCGCCGCCACCGCCGCCGCCACCAACGAGGATGACCTGAGCACTGGTTACACCAGCAGGAGCAGTCCAGGTACCACTGGCTGTAAAGGTGGCCTCTTGAATAAACAAACGACCCGAATTGTCATTCGGGAAGACAATAAAGTCTTTACTTGAGGAGATTGCCATTTATATACCTGTCCTTTTCCTTTATTAAGAAATCAATACGCCTGAAATCAAAACGTCAACTGCAGAACCAACGTCTGCTGTGACTGAAATTGTTTCAGCTGCGTTCAAAACTACGCGAGCATCAAAGTTTACAGTGCCGTTTGCTGGTACTTGTAGACCCTGGCAAAACGCAAAACCACCAGTTGTGACGGTCACTGTTCTTGTTGCTGCAGTCTTATTTGCTAAGACCACATTTGTGATAATTGCTGTGTTAAGAGCTGGAACCGAATAAGCGCTGCCATCCGTGGTTCCAGCGGTAAGTGCCCTAAAGCGGGTTACGGTTGTAGGCATTAGTCGAGTACTCCTATATACGCTAGTACGGTTAAGTTATCAGCTGCTGCATTTACTGCAGCAAGCCTGCTTGCTCCTGCAGCATTTACTGCAGAGACCTGTGTTGTGCCTGCGGTGTTAACAGCAGTTACCTGTGTTGTACCAGCAGTTGTGATTGCTGTTACGCGGTCAGCGGTTGCAGCAACAATATCGTTGACACCGAGAAGGGTGCCCATAGTTTCAAGAGCTTTAGCAACATAGATGAGGTCTTGTGCAGTATATGTACTAGCGTTTAAGCTAGCAGTAATTTCTGACTTAACCGCCTCAATCTGCGTGCTAAGCGATGTATAGTCTGGCATACGGGATTACCTACCTTCCGAGGTCATTAAAAGTATAGCGTTTTTAAATATAGGGTCACCGTAAACCATAGATATTATGCCTGAGCTTCTGTCCATGAGATACGGGCTGAGATGTTGGAAGCCGCAGTTCCAATGTTAGTAGCCGTCAAAACCAGGACGTCTGGGCCGTTAGGGTAGGACGGGCTAGATACGTTGCCGTCACCAGAGATAATGGAGTTACCAAGGTCTCGAATAGAACGAAGGTCGTAGTTAGAGACGTTGTAGTTGGTTCCACCACCGCCGTTTTCTGTGAAGAATGAGGCTACAGAGTCACCACCAATAACGCGTCCAGAGGCAGCTTGAACGTTACCTGCTCCAGGGCCAGAGTTATCAAAGTAGATAATCTGGGCTAGAGAACCAGAACCAACTTGGTCACGGGTCCAGTCATCTGGTAGACCTACGTAGCCACGCTGAGGGGTGAAGGTAATAACGCCTGAAACAGTACCTGAGTTAGCCACAGAAAGGGTAACAATGTTAGCTGCTACAGATGCAATCTGTGCTCCAGTTCCAATACCTGAACCAGTTACTGTCATACCTGGAACAATACCCACAGTACCTGTCGTGTCGTTAATAGTAATGGTGTTTTGTCCAGCGCTTCCAGTTACGCTTGAACGTGTAGAGTTAAGTGATGATGGGTTTGTATAGTTGGTATAAAGAATCTGTGAAGGATTCAAGATTCCATCGATACGGAACTGTCCGTTGGTAGAAACACCGATTGAGTTCATCTGCAACTGCATGCGGTTAACAAGTTCACGCACACCAAAGTTACGAGCAATAGCGTTATCTACAGAAGGAGCTAGACGTACTGCAAGTAGCGGACGGGTAACACCAGCTGCTACAGAAAGAAGCTTGGTCATACCACCAGTAAAGATAAAGTTTACGTCGTTATCAAAACGACCATCCATCATAACTGAAGAACCCCAGTGGCTGATGATTGGGGCGCAGTTTTGAAGAATAGACTGAACGGCAACCTGAGCGTCTCCACCCACACCTGTAATAGATGAGTCTGGAGTAAACACTACTGAAGTCGTAGTTCCTGAGAATGTAAATGGTTGGTCTGGATAGACGTTTGTAATAGATGCGCGACGCTGAGAGATATTAATTGGCCATCCGCGCTTGACTGAGTCATATGCCCCAATAGATGAGTAGCGCATGATTTCGCAATTAGTAGCGTCACGAACATAGATGAATCCTGCTGGAGGAAATGAAGAAGCGTCTTCTACGTACATCACTGTATCGTTGGCCCCAAGCTGTGTTCCAAGGTTTCCTGTAGGACCAGCAACCATTTTTGTAAAGATTGATGGGTCATTAACAACTTCATAACGAGCAGGCAAGTTACCTGAACGCTGGTAAGCGCCGTTGTTAACGTTATTCATAGGTACACGGTGGCACCAGATAATCTTTCCATTAACACCGCGCATACCCCAACGAATGGTTCCTGCACCGTACCATGTGTAGTCGATGTAAACCATCTGCATACGACCAACGTCCATCTTAAAGCCAGATGGTCCTAGACCATCAAACTTGTCAATGTTCCACTGGTCTTGAGGAAAACGGTCGCTCTGTGTAATAAGGTAACGAGTACGAACACCTGTAGCACCGCGGTAAGCAGGTGCAACGTTTAGAGAGGTGTCGCTGTTAATAGAGATAACTTTGTAAGAAGAACCCTTGATAACAATTGACTGACCAACTGTAAGTTGTTTACGGAACTGGGTGTTAAGACCAGTAACAAAGCTTGAGTTTCTTGTTACGTTAATACGTCCAATTCCTTCTTTTTCTGAGTGACGGCGTACTGCATACATCTTTTGTCCATCGTACTCAAAGTAGAAACCGTTCTGCTCATCAAACATACCGCAACGGGTAACCGCACCGTACCACTTACGAGCGTGTACGTATACGTTAGTACCAGCAGGGCTCTGGTCAATAGTTGGAAGGGTCTGTGTAAGAGTTACTTGATATTCAAATGTATTAACATCAACAATACGAGTAACAAGAATATCGTTACCGTTAAATGGATTGTAGGTATAGCGAGTTTTAACGCCTTCAATATCAATTGTTACGCCAGCCTGCATACCGTGGTCTTGTACTGTTCTAACAGTGACTGTATTAAGCCCAATAGAGCCGCCAGAAATAATCATGCTTTCTACGTCAAATACAGGAGTTAGCTGTGCACCTGTTGAGAACTGCATTCCCTTACCTGACTGGTAACGGAAGTAGCGGCGGGGTTTGCGTATTAATTTAGGAACCCTTTTGTTTGGTGCAGTAGAGATAGAAAAACAA